CTTAATATTCAAGCAATAATGTCAATGGAAAGCGGTCCATACCCAAAGAAATTTCAAGAAGCAGGAATTAAGATTGATGAGAAGGGCCATTTAGACAATATACTTAGCAATTATGGTTCAAATACTTGGAAATTAGTTAGACCTATAATTATGTATAAGTATGATGGGGCATTAAACGATACAGGTGCAAGTCAATTAGAAAGCACACCAGCAAAACTGGTTGAAACATTCTATTATGTAGATAAAGCATATAAATTAGGACTTGGGACAAGTGCAACTTCAAGTCAATCAAAAGAGGCAAATGATGTTATAACTCGTTTTGAAAATGGCATTAAAAACGGAGAGTTTACAAAAGAACAGATAGCACGAATCACACAAACAATGAAAGAAAGAGGTTTATTGAGGTAATACAAGATAAATGCAATTAGTAAGTAGTATTGAGAGTGAAGAGTTTAATTACAGGATACTACCAACCCTACTATACAAGACTTTGGTAACAAAATATAATAAACTTGTAAAAAGAAAAAGAGTTGGTAATATGAACAACTACTTAAAAGACAATTACAACATAACCTTAGAAGATATAATAAAAAGAAGCAAAATAGTAGTAAATGACAGAGGAAATCAATTTGTTATTTCTATAGAGCAAAACGAAACAATAAATGGAATACCAATAGAAACTTTAATAAGACTAATTGATTTTGGCAATATGGATATTAAAGGACTAAATCTATTTAATTCAACATTTAGATATGTGGAAAGTAGATTAGGAACATTCTTTAGGTATTATATGATAGGGGGTTTTAATAGTGTCAATTAAATTATATGATGAGGCATTAGTAGAAAAGATTAAGAAATGGGTTAAAGACCCTAATCTTGCCATATTAAAACCAGATGAGTCAACAAGACTATTACAGATGAAAGCAGATATAGGTGATGATAAACCTATTCAATTACCTTTCATTGCAATATCAAGAGATAAAGAAATAAAGATATTAAATACACAGAAGCAACCAAAAACATTTAGTGGATATATTCTACAAGCATCAAAGAAAACAACAATGACAATAAATGTTGTTCCTATTGAATTAGCGTATCAAATAGACATCTACACAAGAAAGATGGAAGAAGCAGATGAATTTATAAGAAACTTTGTGTTTAACTTCATCAACTTACCAAAATTAAAGATTGGTTTACCATATAACAATGTATGGGTAGAACACGAATCAAATTTATGGATAGAGGATTCAATTGTAGATAATAGTGATATTACAGAACATTTATTTGCAGACCAATTTTATAGGTTCTCAATTAGACTTTATGTAGATGATGCTTACTTATTCAGCATACCAAGTAAAGAAACGCCAACCATTGAACTTATTGATTTGGCAGTTGAAGATAGGGAAACGAAAGATATTGTAGAAGATACAGTAATTTACAAAAAATAGTCAATAATTCTATGCTAAATTAAATGAGTAAGAATTATTGTTTATAAAGAATAATAATATAGAAGGAGAAAAATAAATTATGCCAAAAATTGAAATCAAAGAAATAGACAATACTGGTATCGTTAGCGAGAGTGCTATACTTAATACAGTCTATATTCCTGGTCCATATGCGGATGGTGGCGAAGCAAAGAAACCTACTTTATTCGTAACATCAAAAGCATTATTAGACAAAAAAGATGATTATGATGCAGATTCACTTTCATTCAAATTAGCAGTACACCTATTAGAATTAGGTATCTATGTTTTATATGAAGGAATTGCAGCAGAACCAACAGACTCTGATTGGGAAGCAATTTGGGAAAACCTTACAGATAAAACACTATATGATGTAAGATTCCTCACAACAGGTCAATATACTGCACCATCAAAGAATATGATTAAGTGTGCAGCAAAGAGAGGAGATTGTATTGCTTTATTAGACCACCCAGAAGATGAAACAACAATTAAAGAAGAAGATTTAATTGAAGATGCAGACATCACAGTTGTTAAGAAAGTAAGAAATTACTTTGAACAATATAAAGATGATGGTATTGCAGGAACAATTGATGCGGGTTCTTATGTAAGTTGTATGACACCTTGGTTCAAGACAAAGAATGCTACATTATTAGGTGATAGTGAAGAGAAAGAAATTGGTATTCCTGCATCTTTCGGTTACTTATTTGCTTATGCTAACTCAATCGTAACATATCCAGAGTGGTATGCAGTAGCAGGTTCATTCAGAGGAATCATCAAAGAATTAACAGATGTTTACTATGATTATTCTTCAAGTGAAATTGAAATCCTACAAGCAAGAGGAGCAGATGGTGAAGTAGACCTTGATGATTTAGGTGATAATGAAGGTTGTGCTATTAACCCAATTGCATTAGTAAGACCATTCGGTTACATTGTATGGGGTAACAGAACATTCAGAGAAAATGATGGAACAACAGTTGCAACATCTTTCTTAAATGTTAGAAACCTTGTAAGTGCAATCAAGAAAGCATTATACAACGCAGCAAGAAAGTATACATTTGAACAAAACAGCGAAATTTTATGGATTAACTTCCAATCACAAGTTACACCTTTATTAGATAGAATGAAGAGTGGTAATGGAATTCTTGGATATAGATTCACAAAATTAAAGACAGACAAGAAGGCAAGATTGAAGGCAAGATTAACAATTGTTCCTATTGAAGCAGTTGAAGATTTCCAATTAGAAGTAGAACTTGCAGATTCTTTAGAAGTAGTAGAATAGTAAAGGGGGAAAGAGAATATGAGTTATGATATTGGTACTTACCATTTAGCCGACAATCCACAATTATTTGAACCAGCAAGAAGTAATAACTTTGAGTTCATTATTTCAGATATTGACTCATTATTACCAGCAGGTGTAGACCTTCCAACAGATGCAGACACATTAAAGAATTGTCAAGATGTAATTAGATTATCAGTTGTTAAATCAAGTGTTCCACACTTCACATTGGGTGAAATTGAAGTAAAGCGTGGTAACAACACAATGTACTTCGCAGGTACACCAACATTTGATGCTGGCACATTAACAGTTAATGACTACATTGGTGCAAAGACAAAGGACATTTTACTTGCTTGGCAAGCACTTGCATATGATGTTATCACAGAAAAAGTTCATCTTGCAACAAACTATAAGAAGAACTGCACATTGGTTGAATACTCACCAGATTATGACCAAGTTATTAGACAATGGGAATTAAAGGGATGTTGGATTACAAAATTATCAGAAGGCGACTTTGACTATGAATCTAATGATAAGAGAACAGTTGATGCAACAATTCGTTATGACAAAGCAATCCCAATTCCAGTTTCAGAAGAAGAGGCATAATTGGTATAATAGAAAAGACATAGTAGTTGCTATGTGAAATAGTAAAGAATAC